TTGCTAGACAAAAATGTCATTGATTTATGCTGTGAAAATGGGCGGTTGAAATGATAAAATGTGTAAATATGTGCTGTCATTTTTATGAATAATATATAAAAAATACATATAGATAAATGATGTTAATTCATATAACAAATTATTGGAATTAACTGCATACTAAACCAACCCAATAGGCGTAGATTACAAATTATTGGCTATAAATTAAATCTTGTACAATTACATTATGGCTAATAATATAGTTGAAAAGTTATATACAAACTTTTGTAAGTTGCTATGCATAAAAAGAGCGAAGTGCAGTACTAAGCCCAAACTCAATGTGAATCGAATACCTATCAACTGGAAAATTTCAGCACTACAGTCTAAAAAGTTCCCAAAATAGACAACTACCTATACATATGTATGTGTATCTAGCATACATATATCATTTCGAACTGTATACGAGTTTTACTTTGCATTGCATATTATCCAGATTTGATATACTACTCATAGTAAAATCTTTTATCTCGCGTAATATTATGATGAACCCGTGCAATGCATATATTTTGACTTTTATAATTACTGCAATATGGGATGTAGTACTGCGGAAAATGTCAGAGAACTTTGAACGGTTACCTACCTTTTTTCAGTTCGACTTTGTGCGATATCTGCAGCCCTATTTTCACAAACATACACTCTTAGCAGCAGCTTTGATAGCAGGATTTGTTGGTTCTACTACGCAGGTAATTATATTACAATTACATCCATTTCCTACAACACAAAAAACATTACTTTCTTTTATGCTGACTACTTTCATAGTAAGTGCGTTATACGGGTTTCTTATAAAGTTTTCTGGACTTTTCCCTCATTTAGTTGAGACATATTACAAAAATCTAGGCACCCCACGAAGTATGTACTTAGACGGAGTAAGCGGAATTATTGTACAGACAACAATGTTAGGAATATATCAGATAATGAACAAAAAATAATTGTTCGTATTTTGTATATGATACGGTCTAAATCCGCATCATATACAATATAAGTTTATTTGTTATCACTAGATTACATTCTCGTGCTATGAGAATCTGGTGCACATGTGTAAAAAATATTTGTACTATTATCAGGCGAAGAATCAACTAAAATTGTTACTGGTTCTTGTGTAGTGGAATTATCTTCCAATATCACCATCGTCATATCACTACGCCCTTTTCCACAACATTCATCTCCAATAACGAATAGTTTTTTATCACAATCTAAACATCTGGGTAAACAATTATTGCACACCCACTCTTCATTTTCACCATAATCACCACCTGAACCATCACACGTTTCACATATATTGCTCGTGTCGCATCTAAAACACCAAACTACACCATTAGTTCTATTACATTTTTTACAAATATTAACTTCTTCGCTTTCCTCTTCGCTTTCACATTCACTTTCACGTTCACTTTCACTTTCTTCATTTCCCTCTTTCATGACAATATTTGCACCCCCAATGATACGATAGTGTGTATCATGTAAACTCCATTCATTCATCTCTTCTATTTCAGAAGTGCTTAATAACTCACAATTATCCACATCCTTGAACAGAGTCGCATAAATAGCGGTTTTTACATTATCAGTATATGATGTAATATTCTCTATTTCAATCTCGCGAGAACATTCGCCGCTTGTATAGTAAACCTCTGCTCCATAATCATTTACAACAAGTTCATTACTATTGCGCATATCTTCAACTTCATTATCATACACTTCGGCGATAAACTTTCCCATTCTCCATACTTGCGTAATCTTTACTTTTACTAAGGTATCCCCGAATAATTTCGTCCAGAATCCTTCTTCAAATAACGAGTTTTTGTATTTTGGAGTAATTATATATTCGTTTAGTCCAATATCTCCACTTGGTAATCGATTGCGTGTTTCTATATTGTCAGACATAATTAGAGAATGTTAGTATATACACATATACAAGCTTTATATTTGTTGTATTAACTCTTTTGCATTACAAGAGTTTCAAGTTGAAAAATATCGATTTCAGGCAGCTTTGGATGTGCTTCCCAAAAGTATCGACAGTAGCTCCACTCAAAATCAGCCTTTTCTGGATAGTAGTGAATGAACTTTGTCTGTATTTGATTGTAAATCTTGTATGGAAGAAGAGATAAATTACGACGAGGGAGAACGTAGCATAATTGCACTCGCGGATCAAGTGCAGTCGAGTTGTTTTCCGCTATAAACGTAGTATCAAAATATGGAATATGTTTTATAAGGTCGGATAATAGAGGTGGATAATGGTACTTATACTTCCATCTCCAGTCTGGGCAATCCGAAATGTAGTACTTAAACGTCCATTCGAGTCCTTCAAGATAGTTCACACATACTTGTTTAATTCGCTCTTCTGATGGCTCAACTTCAAGCAGTTTTACATAATACCTATGCTGCCATGCGTCACGTTCAGGAGAAATATATTTTTCAATGGAACGTTCTACGCAGGGTATGTTTTGAAGTCGGTCAATCGCATCCTTTGCTATTTCTTCTTGCGTCATTTCGGAAATAGGTTTGACTTTTTTGGATGTAGATGAATTCTGTGAGTATGAATGCTGTCGCTCGCGTTTATCGCGAGCCGCGTGTTCTGCACATATATACACATGTTCTTGTGCGGCAAGGGATTCAAACAGCAACCGAACATTCTTCCATATAATCTTCTTCTTATCAATATCCACCAAAAATCGATTCGAACCACCTATTGCATTTTTATAATGCAGCATGAGTTTGTCGACCCCACCTGTTCTAATATTTATTGCTGGAAAATGCGGCAAGAAATCGTTACCAAGTAAAAAACACATGAAAATATAGTCGTATAATCTGCGATTTGCATCCACACTAGAGAATCGGAGTTCCTGTTGCATATCTAAAATAATATTATCTGCAAGTCGCCGAATATCAAACAGATAATTATGATTGGGTTCAAGATTTGAATCAATACTTTTAATAAATGCAGGGGTTTCGCGAAAAAGGTATATTTCATTACATAGCGGCAAATGATTGATGGCTAACATAATTAAATCTGCGTCCAGTCCGTAGATAACTGTTGTCTCGTTCTTATGCGACGGGTTATTTCTAATGTGGCTGCATATTTTGTGTTCTCCTTCTCCGACATCATCGCTAGTACTTATTGTGATTGTCGGAGCATGTTGGTCAATCTTATTTTCTTTATTGAATTTGAGAATTAATTCTCGATTTAGTTCCTTCATAAAACTAGTTCCTGGAGTAATAGACGCAGTTGACCACGATGCTTCTGGAACATTATTCACTTTATTTGATATCTCTGTCTGGAACCACGACTTAAATCGGCGGGTGCGTTGTTGTTCAAGCTTTGCCACTGGAGCAACCCCGTCAAAGGATACTATAACCCCTTTTCTAGGGGCCACTATTTTGATATATTCTGTAATTTTGCACATTACTTTCCCTATGAGGGTTTTAGTAAGATTGTTAGATGTTTCTTCTAATGTCATTGAATGAAAACAGTCATATATGATTGAGTTTGCGTCTATATACAGATTATCTATATTTATACCACTCTGCACAAATATTTGAATAATCTCGGGGTGATTTTTCACAATGTACGAAAAATAACTAGGGATTCCCATGTTAACAAATTATCTATCGATATACTTTACTACTTGTGTACATACACACAAGTATCTATATGAGTTTAGAATACACTATAAGATGCAAAATAAAATATGCATATATTACATGCCACGAATACAGTTTTATAACGGTTTGGTCTCAGACTCAAACCAACCGTGTGGAGACGACGCTCGCGGAACGCTTATGACAAAGCTTATCAGGTTCAATAATATAATTCAGGTTACATATATTCATATCATGGAAAGTAAGCGACACCGCGTATTAAAAATAAACGATATTAAACAGTGTTCAATCGAACTTATGCAGACGCAATCTGTCATAGCAAGTATTCATTCTGACCTTCAGAAAATAGATAACCTTGATGATGAACTTGTCTCCAGAGTGCAGAAGGTCAATGTAGATATTTCAAATATTATCAAAAAGTGGGGAACAAGATACTTTGATGATTTTATATACGTGTGTTTTGGGAAGGACTACAAGAACACCATTGTGAGAAATGTCAGTCAGGGGATGATTAATATTATAGAGAGACAATTCCATCCATTACGATACATCATGTTTTCCATGGACGGACCAGATAATTCTATTATTGGAACTCCAGACCTCACCACGACATTTACATTGGCAGAAATAAAACGTATGAATATAATCGAGTGCTTTAATGTATCGGCAGGCACGACAGACGGTTCTCTCTATATTCATACACATGGCATGGTTATGCTAATAAAAAATGACAAGATGAAAGCTGGAATGTTTGTGTTTGGAATAGTTGACCATATTGATATTGATATTGCAAATAGTGTATATATACATGAGAGATATAACGAGTTTATCGATAACATTCCAATCGATATTGAATCAGAATTATTCGCAAACTTTTTACATTGCATGAGCACAAAGGAATGGCTCGTTCATAACACCGCCATTAAGGTCTATTCTTATTACAAAGGTGGACTCGTTGAACACAAGTTGTTCAAGCATCACTGCGTAAGTGCAATGGCAAATGAGTTTATAGCGAAATCTATTTTCACAAAAAGGCAGACTATTCTATATTTTTTGATCGACGAAAAAGACTCGCATGGAAAATACATCGCTTATTTCCTTTATGACCTACTTACTATTGACCCCAATAACATGCAAGATAGCATGGACCAAGTTGACATTATAAATAGCTTTACATCAAAGATGCACGAACTATTTAATAATTCACTTGTAGAAACATTGCAATACACTACGCGACTCAATAAGCTTGATGCAAACAAGATTAATATTGAACAGCAGATATGTCTCATGAAAACAGACGATATTGTTAAAGAGAAGGCAATGGTAAAGTTGCGGGAAGTAAAATCAAAGTCTGACGATGGGGGCTCTAAGGCACGTCATTATCTGGATGGTCTCCTCAAAATACCATTCGGCATCTATCGAAAAGAACCTATTATGTGCGTATCTGAAAAAATCAAGGAGGAGTTTGACAAAGCATTAACCCAATGTAGTATTTTATCTATTGTTGCAAAAGAAACAGGAATTAATGTAAATAAGTTCGCCGAGGGTGGTGCAGGTGCAAATTATACAGTTGCAGATATACGGTATATTATCAACTGTTTCTACAATAAGTTCTTTGTGTGTGGAAATGATTATCATATGGAAAGTGTAAATATTTGTAAAAAGTTAAACAACACTGATCGAAAGTCAGTCATACGTTATGTTGACAATGTTAATAAGGAGATACAAAAGAAAAGAGAGAAGTATATCGGCAAATCAAATGGAGAAAGTTGTAATATGTGCCCAATGATTATCAATATCAAAAAAACAAAAGAGAATATTGTATCAGCGATTGGCGAATATATCACATCATTACCCATGTCTACTGAGAATGAAAATAAAGTTAAGAATGATACGATTCAGATTATGAATGCATGTTTATCGAATGATTATATACAAACCAATATGAAAATGGTTGCATTGAATAACACGTTTGATAATATCAACACTTATCTTAAAAATGTGAATACTATCCTCGACAAAGCTGCATATGGCCATGTAAACGCAAAGAACCAACTCATTCGAATAATCGGACAGTGGATAAATGGCGAGCACAACGGCTACTGCTTTGGATTCGAAGGAGCCGCTGGAGTGGGTAAGACTTCTCTCTGTAAGTATGGTCTTGCAAATTGTTTGGTAGATGGAGACGGCAACCCGCGCCCGTTCGCAATGATCGCCATGGGCGGTGATTCAAATGGGAGCACCCTACATGGACATAATTACACGTACGTGGGTTCTACTTGGGGGTCAATTGTTAACATCTTAATGGACAAAACATGTATGAACCCAATTATATTTATCGACGAACTTGACAAGATTTCCAAAACCGAACATGGTCGCGAATTAGTCGGTATCCTTATACATATGTTGGACCCAACTCAGAATGACAAGTTTCAGGATAAATATTTTGCGGGAATCGACATTGATTTATCACGCGTGCTATTCGTATTGTCGTACAATGATGTGGATTCGATTGACCGCATTCTCCTTGACAGAATACATCGGGTCAAGTTTTCCAGTCTCTCATTGGAGGAGAAGATTCATATATCTAAAGAGTACACCCTTCCCGAGATTTATAAAAAGAATGGCTTGGCAGGAGCAGTGCATATGGGGGAAGATGTGATTCGATACATAATTGAAAATTATACATGCGAACCAGGTGTTCGTAAACTGAGAGAGAAGTTGTTTGAGGTTGTTAGTGAAATTAATATTCGCATGTTGAAACAATGTGTTATAGACCAGTATCCCATTATAATTACAATTGATGACATAAAGAACATTTATTTCAAAGATATGCGACCCGTTACGGTGACCATGGTCCCTTCCCTTTCCAGAATCGGTTATGCAAATGGATTATGGGCAAACGCACATGGACAAGGTGGTACGCTCCCGATAGAGGCGTATTTTTATCCGTCGGGCGAGTTTCTCAAGCTCAAATTAACTGGCAAACAGGGAGACGTTATGCAAGAATCAATGAACGTTGCCATGACATTGGCATATAAGTTGTGCCCAAAAGAATTATTGGAAAAAACTATTCAGCAGTACAATGGAAATATTAAGTACGGCATTCATATTCATACACCAGAGGGTGCCACTCCAAAAGATGGCCCTTCTGCGGGAAGCTGCATCACCGTCGTAATTTACAGCTTACTAAGTAATAAATCTATAAAGGCAAAGTGTGGAATGACTGGAGAAATCCAACTTACTGGTGCTATAACGGCTATCGGGGGATTAGATGCAAAGATTTTGGGTTCACTCAAATCAGGCATCACAACCTATTTCTATCCGAAAGAAAATGAATATGATTTTAACAAGTTCTACGATAAATATAAAGATAAAGAAGAGGTTAAAGGCATAAGCTTTAAAGCCGTATCCACCATCGAAGAATTATTACACGAGATTGTAGAGCCATAAGATACACCTAGAACATAGTCGTGAGTTTCACTACATATGCGTGCATAGTATGTTGATAATATAATAATATGTGCTATTATTATACTAGAATGGAAAATAATAAGTCAAACTCACTGAATATATTGCAACCATCCAACTTGTTGGTTTTTATGGTGTTTTATTCCCCCATCATTATCTGTATAGCAATCATCGCATTTACAGTAATTATACAGAGCTATAAGGGGTTTATATATTTAGGCTTCTTGTTTGCAGTATCTATTGTGAGAGAGTTCTTGTATTATGCAGCTGGAGGGAAAGAAGCACCACCTGCATCATCAATATGTAGTGTAATTAAATATAGCACTCACGGAAATAATACGTATAGTGCATTCATGATAGCATTCACCATGATGTACATGTGTCTACCAATGTTCTTCAATGACTCAATGAACTGGTTTGTTTTTGGGACATTTATTAGCTATTTGACACTTGATATCATGATTCGTGGAATGAATAAATGCATTCTCGACCCTAGCGTCCTGTTTTTGAATGTCGCAATGGGAATAATCTCTGGTCTAGCTATTGTCAGTGCGATGAGTGCAGGAGGCTCTTCGAAGTTCTTATTTTTTAATGAGATGCAAAGTAATAAAGTTGTGTGTTCACGACCGAAAAAGCAACAATTTAAGTGTGCAGTATATAAAAATGGTGAACTTGTATCAAGCACGAGAGTATAACAATAAAATTAGATTAAGCGTCAAAGCTCGACGCGTGTTTAAGTAGCCATGGCTTAAACTCGTCAATCAGACGTTTGCGATGTAAAGAATCTGCCATCAAACGACTCGTACTTCTTGACATAAACACCACCACAAAATTATTATAAACTTGTGCAAGACTATTTGTCTTATATATGTTTAGTATTTGACTACCTTGGATAGGATACTGCTTGCGCTTATTTACTTCATTGTGAAATCCTAGTAGAAACTCCTTTAAACTATCCTTAGACGTTAGATTATACTTGGTTGTCCTCCAATATTTTGTTGCATGGTCTTGGCAATCTGGACACGGCAAAAGTGAACAGATTCGTTTAATAAATCCGACTAAATCTGGTGCAACCCTTATGTAATCTTCTTCTTTCACCTTTTCGGCCAGAGTATGAAATAACGACCATATAGGTTGGCCCCAAAGATTTGTCATTATTTAATTTAAATCTTGTTGTTTCTCTATATATTACGCTCTAAAATATATTATAGAGATATTCGTATATCCTAACTATGAATACCATTACATTATATTCTAACCAACATAACATCGACTTTTATGCAGAAGTGGATAACGACAGTGATGCAGACATAAGTGAAACAGAAACAGAAACAGATAGTAACAAGTGTTTGATTACACTATTGCCTTTAACGGAAAATCATATTGTCTTGAAATGCGGACATGCGTTTAACTATGACCCCATTTTTAAAGATGTTTATAATCATAAGAAGAAGTTTCAAAACTTAGAGGGACGGCGTATTGGCGACGGTGAGTTACGGTGTCCATATTGTCGCAATGTTCAACGTCAATTACTTCCAGTTACACAAGGCAGGCCCCGTATTTATGGGATTAATACACTAGATAATGCGGACCTGTTGATAAGTAGTTACATGTCTAATCCATCATTGTTCCACATATATTTTCAAAAATACAGTAGTGGAAGGTGTTGTAATGCGGTGCATTCATCTCAGATAATGAACGGATTTTCGGAATATCTTATTACATGCACAAATAATAAGGTAAAATATCACTCATTGACTGGACTTATCTTTTGCCCAGACCACTTTATTGAGAACACAAATAAGAAAATATTACATGAATGTGATAAATATGCAAAGATAATCGACATAATGAACGAATCTATTCAAACCATAAAAGGCCCAGAGCGTCAGCGTACAAAGACAAAGATCACAATGTTGAGTTTAATGCGTGATAACTTTATTCAGTATATTGACACGGTGAAATGTACAGAGACTGCAAATAAAACAGAAATAGAAAGTGATGGGTACGACTGCACTAACCATCCAACGAAAACCAAACTCCAAAAATATGCAAAACATTCGCAATGTTTCGCTTATCTCACAAGTGGAAAATCAAAGAACGAGCGATGCAAACTAGAAGTGTACGATAAAGATTGCATGTATTGCACTAAACATAATAAGGTTATTGCCGATATCATTGCTTCATATACAATTAGTTGTGTCGTTTGAAGACACCGAATAGTTGTTATTCATGTATTGTCATATACACATCATTGTGATATGACAATAGTTATACGGATAATTTGTTTCACTTTACATACGTTTGTTTACTCAGTTACGATACTCTTTAAAATAAGAGATGTTACAACATAGGGGTCACAGTTTGAACTTGGTCGCCTGTCTTCAAAATAACCCTTTTTATTATTGTATGTATCATTTCCAATTCGAACTGAGGCACCTCTATTTGCAACCCCATGGGAAAATACATTATAACTTGCGGTCTCGTGTGCACCGGTCATCCTTTCCTCATTCCCTGCACCATAATGTGGCATCATTTTTGTGTGGTCTCTTTCCAAACAGCGAATCGCATCCTGAATATAAAATAAACCACTTTTGTTGGCTGCACTATTTCCTTCGCGCATAAAAAACGTGCTAAAATTGGTGTGGCAACCTGACCCGTTCCAGTCACCCTTCAACGGCTTAGGTTCAAACGTGACACGTAGGTTCTTTGCTTCAGCCAGGCGAATTAAAAGATATCTTGCCATTACCATATCGTCGCCAGCTTGGATGCCCTCACATGGGCCAACTTGAAACTCCCATTGACCAGGTGCCACCTCGGCGTTAATACCAGAAATACTAACGCCTGCGCGAATACATAGGGCCATATGTTGGTCTGCGATATCTCGACAAAACACGTTGTTTGTTCCAATCCCACAATAGTGGGTTCCTTGCGTTGTCCCATGTTTGTATCCAACTGGCATGTTTGTTGCAGGATCGATAACAAAATATTCCTGTTCTAACCCATACCATGGCTTTAAACTTGCATACTTTTCAAATAAAGCGGCCGCGTTTGCTCGGGTGTTCGTTTCATGCGGAGTCATATCAGGAGTATACGTATCACATACAACAAACACATCGTTTGTCATTGTAAATGGGTTACGATACATCGCTCTTGGGACAATCACCACCTCGGAAAACTTGCCCTCTGCCTGCTTTGTCGAGCTCCCATCATAATTCCAAACAGGGATATCTTTTAAGCTAACTGAGGTCTGTGATGGATGAACTGTAATTACGCGAGTCTTTGACCTCATCTCACCAGCCCCACCAATCCAGATGTAATCCGCAACAAATCTCTGTGGAATGCCTACTCGTTCAGTCATATTAAACTTCTAGTTTTATCAGGTAGTATACTAATATACGTGTATTAGTATTTATATTGAAACAGTATAAAATTATATCTTGTCTAGATATTATACTGAGTATAACACAAAGAATGGAAACAAAAGAACAGCTTGTCAATAGTATAAAAGGGTGGATTGGCATCGATAATGATATACTTCGTCTTCAAAAAGAGCTCAAGATGAAGCGGGACCAGAAGAAAAAACTGTCTGAAGATTTGGTTACTACAATGAAGTCAAATAATATTGATTGTTTTGATATTAACGGTGGTGCACTTATGTATAAACGTAGTGTCACAAAGAAACCACTCACTGGGAAAACAATACTTCCTCTATTGGAAACGTATTTTAAGGAATCAGAAATAAAACCAGATGATGTTGCAAAGTTTTTAATGAGTAATCGCGAGGATAAGGTTACCGAAACTCTTAGAAGGAAACTCGATAAAAATAATAAATGAATTTAAGGTTTAAATATGTCACTTATAATGTATTTAACAGTGACATATTATCTACACTAGATTAAAATATACTCAATGAACGAACATATTTCAGTTACGTATTCCAACACTCGAATTGAAGATGACACAGATCAGTTTACACAGAGCTACATAGATTATAACGAAGATATAACAAATATGTTAGGTGATATTGATAATGAACTTGCTCAACAAAACAGTTTTATAAAACAGTGTCATGATTCTTCTTCTACAGAAGACGAAGCCCGTTCGTGGCGATATCCCATTGAAGACCATCTATTTACGGATATAAATCACCATGCCAGAACGTGTATGTATGTCAACTTGTATATTTGTCCGTATCAAGTACGGATGAGTACCGACAATACGCCATTTCTTCAGTTTATTATGCAAAAAAAGAACGCTGGTGGGGTTAAGAACTTGCGCGACCACGCAAATAACTACATGGATTTTTACTCTAAAACCTATTTTGACCACCATATGATAAACATCAACTTTTTAGACGAAGTTGATAAGGTTATTAAGATAATGATGATTGGTTATGGAAAAGTTCTCACCAATAATGACAACGAGAAAATTAAGTACAAGGGGTTTATAAAACGCGATAACGATTTTTACGTGTTTGTTGATATATCTCAACTGTGGTTAAATCACCACTATCTGAATATGCATGACCATATGTGGCTCGTCAGCATTTACGAACTTTGGGGTATCAAAGAGGTGTGTTCCGTTCCAATTAGTGATGATGTAATAAATTTGTTAAATACAAA